TGCTGGCTCGTCTAGCCATGCAGGGATACTAATTACTTCCCACGGGTATACGCTTTCTTCTGCATTCTGTTCCTGTTTCAACAGCCAACCACACAGGTCATCATAATGATAACGTGTGTTGATAATAATGATGGCTCCATTGGGCATAATACGTGTACGCAGACCTGCAGGATACCATTCCTTAATATACCTACGCCCTGCTTCACTGAAGCTGTCTTCTTCAGACATAACGTCGTCAAGCAAGGCTACGTGAGCACCACGACCTGCAACCTGACTTCGTACACCTGCTGCGTAATACGAGCCATTTTTATTTGTTTTCCATTTACCTGCTGCTTTAACGTCACTGCGTAGGGACACACCACGAAAAATACGCTGGAATCTTTCTGTATTTACAATGTCCCTGACTGACCGGCCAAAGTCACTGGCAAGCTGGTCACTGTGTGACACAGACATTATCTCATGGTTTGCGTAATTACCTATATACCACGCAGGAAATAGTTTGCTACAGATAAGAGACTTAGACGAGCGTGGCGGGAGAAACACCATAAGACGTTTCACGTCTCCTTCTACCACTCCCTGCAGCTTTTCACAGAGAAGTTCAATATGTCTTCCCATCTCAAAGTCAGATACCAGCGTAGGCGCAAACATCTTTACAAAGGTAAGGAAGTCTTCTTTGGCCCGGACGTTGGTATACTTTGTCAAACTGTCTTTTAGACGTATATAGTCTCCCATACCGGAAAGTTCCGGCAGGTCTTCTGTACCAATAGTGTCATCTAACATTTATGTTTTTGTTCCCTGCTTTACGTCACACTTAAAAAGAATTCTAGATACTGGTGGTGTCCCTTCAACTGACATAATATCCTGTACCATTTCTGCTACACGGGCTTTACATTCCAGTTCAGTTTTATATGGACCGTACCTATCTACAAATTCTACACAAGACGCATCGATGAAGCAAGCTAAAATCACAGCTGTAAACATTTTTTTGTGCCTAATAATTGTGCAGTTGCCTAAAAATTAGGCAGCTTTAATTTTTTTATTGTAGCACACTTGCGTGTTTTACAAAAGTATGTTATTTTTATCTAGTCCTGCCAAGGGTAAATACATACCCCGACACACCCCACCCAAGACACAGCCGAATTATTCTATATATAATTAATCATACTTTTTATATTCTATATGAACTAATTTGGCCCGGATGAAACTCCCTTTAATTTTTGAAAATTTATGGCAGGGTCATATATATATTATAAATACAAACAGTTTTTTTGGGTCGGGGTTCTTAACAAGTCTTTCTAAGACTTGGTAAGAATCCCGAAAGAATCCTTTTCACCGTCAAAATCTTGACAGATTTTGCCAGGACAAAAAAGTCAATAAAAATCTCTAAAGATTTTTATTGACTTTTTTTTATTGTCAAAACTTTGACAATCATGGCGTCAAAAGATTGACATAGACCCCCCTAGTCCCCCCTAGTTTTCCCAAGATTAACCCGATAAGGGTTAATAATGTCAAAATCCTGACACTTCGGCAATCTTCCCAAATCTTCCCAAAACCTAGCCAAGTTTCTGATTTTAAATAAAAAAACTATTTAGTTCTTTAGAAATAAATAGTTTTTTTATTTATTTTTTTGGCCATCGGCTTCATCGATCCGTCAAGCTTTTGACGATCCGTGTGACGATTTGCGCTGGCCGATTTGACGATCACGATCAACCGATTTGACGATCCGAAAATCACCACAAAATCAGCAAATCAATATCTCTCTCTCTTACCCCTTTAGGGGTAAGATAAGAGAGAGAGATATTGTTCTTGGCCAAATCGTCCAGCCAAAACGCAATGGGCGATCAATCAACCGCAAGGGAAACACGACCATGATCCAAGCAATCATGATCACGCTGATCACGTCGCCGGTATGGGTTCCGCTGGCAGTGATCGGATGGGAAATTTTCCGGCTGATCAAACCGGCCAAATAACCCAGATCAATATCTCTCTCTCTTACCCCTTTAGGGGTAAGATAAGAGAGAGAGATATTGTTTAGCCCAAATCGCCGGGCTTGGTGTTGGCGATAGCAACCGATCAGAAAGGATCGATCACATGTTTCAAGTCGCAGTCAAAACTCGCAATGGCCAATGGTGGCCGAAAGCAAATCTGAAATTCACGGATGCAAAGGATGCAATTCGAGAAGCTAGGGAACGTCGCAGCATTCACGGATTACGCTACGCCGTGTTCGCTGATGTGTTTGGCAAAAGCCAGCAAATCTTTATCACTCGCTAGGAAAGGATAAACCGATGCGGAATTCAGGATATCAATTGATCAAACACGCAATCAATCACATGGGCTTCCATGTTTCCGTACAGGACCCGGACGATTGCTCGGAAGTTTTCTATCGTGGCCAGAACGTGGCCAAGGCGTGGGAAGAAGCGCAATGTATGGATTGGATCGCATTGGAATTCATCCATATCGATCCTGAGACTGGCGAAGAGACCTATGCCGGATGGGCCAGCCTGATCCATGGCAACGAACCAGAAGAAACCTTGTCGGACTATTCGGCCAGTGACTATGCCCAGTGGATCGAAGAATGGTGGCAAGCAACGGATGGTGGCCAGCAAGACATGGCCGCATAAAAACCACCGGGTGATCTGGACATGATCTAGATCACCCGCTATTTATTACTTTTCAGCAACGGCAAAACAGGAAAGGACATTGCCATGAAACTGAAACTGCTCGGCGTTGGCAACAACGCAAAAACCGTGAAGGGTGACGGATCAGAATATCTGACTGCCATCCTGTATCTCGCACCGGCTGATACGGTGGACGGTATCAATCTCTGCCCGATGGCAGTGATGGCCGGATGCAAAGCCGGGTGCCTAAACACCGCCGGACGTGGTGCCATGAATTCGGTACAGCAAGCCCGGATGCGTAAAACGATTTACTGGCGGGATCACCGGGACATGTTCCTTGCCGATCTGGCCAACGATATCCGGCAGTTTAGGAAATACTGCCAGAAGAAAAACATTCAGCCGGTGGTACGGATCAACGGAACGTCCGACATAAACTGGGAATTGCATGTGGATATGGCTGGCGAATTCGCTGATGTTCAATTCTATGACTACACCAAAAACGTCAGCCGGATGGGCAAACCACGCCCTGCAAACTATCATCTGACACTATCCTACAGCGAAGCAAACCAACGCTATGCTGATATGTGTCTCGACGCCGCCCGGACGCACAATGCAAATCTGGCGGTGGTGTTCCGTGACAAGGACAGTATCCCGGCCACCTTCAAGGGAATGCCCGTGGTGGACGGTGACAAGGACGATCTGCGCTTCCTAGACCCGGACGGCGTAGTCGTGGCCCTGTATGCCAAGGGCAAAGCAAAGCAAGACCAGTCCGGTTTTGTAATCGATGTAGCATAGGGAGAAAGACAAATGTCTGATCAAGAAATCATCGACATGTTCGATCAAAACTTAAACATGACGCTGGCCGAACTGTCCCGCATATCGGGACGGTCGGTGGAAGAACTTAAACGCCTACTGATGGGAGAGTAAAGATGAACAGACAAGATCGTGAATACCTGCAACGTGCTGGCGAAGAGATACTTGCCAGCCATGTAGGCAAGGAAAACGCCCTGCAATTCTACCTGATCAAGGGCGGGACGCTGAAACATTTCGATGACGATGATGGTGACTTTGGCCGTGACCCGGAAGGCGTGACATACCTTCTGGATTTTGGCTGCTATATCCGTCGTGACCTTGGCGAAGGCCGGGCCGCATTCGATCCGGACTATTTCGCTGAATACCTGATGCGAAGGCACAGCGGCCTGTATGCTGGCCGGTGTGGCTGTTCCCATGACTGTTGTGGCCATGAATTTACAGCCAACATGGACATACATGGCCACCAATATGAAACAAACTGGTGGGACGAAAACAACGAAAGGCATGAATCTACCACCTATCGCTGGACTGTAATCATTACCAATGGAGTAAACCTATGACTGTTCAAATCCACCGTCCCAAATACACGATGGACGAATTCAACGCCCTTGCCCGTAACGGTGATGGCGACATCATCCACCTGTCGGATCACTACCTGTGGTTCACAAACAAACAGATCGAAGACCACCTGTCAGACGATGACTGGCAACGTGTTGAAGAACTGAATGAAGAGATGTATATCCTACGCTATGAAGCACTAAGGGAGATTGACTAATGCACAAGAACAGCCTGACCCTGCTTGGCAGGAACGATGAAGTGTTCTCTGGCGTTGTCTGGCATGAAGTGCCGGACAACCTAGAAGAAGTGATGTGGAAGGTACAGGAATTGCTAGATGCGGCCTACCACATCTGCGAGAACGTATCCGATGGGCCTGATGAAGCACAGGCAATGGTGGATAGCTGGATCAACAGATGGCAACGTACCGGCATGGTAGATGGGAGTTAACGATATGCTAAAGAAATCTTTTGTGATGTCCTGCCTGACATCAATAATCTTTGCGGCCTGTGCGCTATTCACAGCGTACTATCATGGCATGGTATCCGTACCGGCCTTGCTATGGGTGGCCGCTTCTGGTATGACTATCGGTATCGCAATGGCAATATATGATGAAGGAGACTAAACATGGATGACCATATCAAATTCCTGATCGAAGAACTCGATCCGGACGGACAGGTGGTGAGCGTGACTGAGCACAAGGCATACGCCATCCCTAACACCACCAACCAGCAGGAGTTTTTCAAATTCCTGCATGATCTCGAAGGCCAAGCAAAGGAGCAACGGACCAATGGCTAAGAAAATCAAATACACTCGTGGGGCAAAGGCCCGTACCATCGCCATGAAGCAACGGCGTAAAGCTAAATACGATTTTGTTTGGCAGACCCTACTTGAATCTGCCAACCAAGCCACTAAATCTACAGCTAATCAGTGAAAGGAGACTACACAATGTTCATGACCAAGATTTTCCCAACCAAAGAGACCCACATCCCTACCAACGTGGAGACCACAGCAACCAATGACATCCTGATTCGCCGCACCACAAATCGGTACGGCTTGAAGGGTTCGTGGCACTCGAACAAGGGATACATGAAAGTAGGTCGTGGTAAAGACGGTGTCTTTGTATCAGTAAAAGGAGTATAATAGACCAATGCAAACCGTAGTTGTGTATAACGTGCAGAAGGAGAGCGAGATCAAGCCCGTGAAGGAGTGGTACTTTTCACAGTACCACCCTTTAGGGTACGGTACTCGTCTGGATAACATCCAACAGCGTGAAGACGGATCGTATGATCTGACCTTCACCCGCTACACCTCTTGTGATTAGAAAGGATAGGACAATGAAAAGTAATCACATCAAACTGGGTAAACTTACCATCAGCCAAGCAGACAAACATGGTATGGGTATTTCAGGCGGTGCCGAAGAAGGCACCGTCGAACTCTTCGATGGCTACGTTGTCGAAGGGTACAAAGATATCGCTACCCTTGTGGATGCTCTGATCTACTTCCAGAATAACGGCGAACTGCCTAGTGCTGAACAGCAACGTGAACTGGATGAAGAGATGCAAGAAGATTACTACTATGAAGAAGTATCCATAGACGATCTCCAACTGGCAGAAGCAGAACGCCGGGAAGAACTGAACGAACTACACAGAAACCAACAATAGGAGTGAAAACAAATGGCTAATCCACTTGGTAAATCACGGAAGGTTGGCGATCCATACGCCACCTTCTACGCTAGTAACCCGATGAACGGAATGTGGTTTGAATGGCAGGTGCTAAAGACCTACCAGCTACCACACAAGGAAGCGGCTAATCCATATGCCCGTTGGTTGTGTGCCGTGAAGTCCCCATACACAAACGGGCGATACGAGATGGGTGATGCCTACATCGAAGACATTCTGGATACAGGAGCAGCCCTTACACAAAGCACAGAAGAGTGGAGAAAAGCTTATGACAAACAAAAAGTTTGAAGTCGTAGGGTTTACCATCTACCAGAACACCTATGTGGTAGAAGCCCAAGACGAGATGGACGCAGTGGACAAGGCTATGGAGATGGACAAGCCAAGCTGCATCGAACTGTGTGAAGAAACCTTTGAACTGGTGAAGGACATTGGATATGAACATTAAATCTATGACCTACTCATTCACCAACAAGCCGGTCGAAATGACAGACACGTTCCTGCCAAGGCCGGTGGAAGCTTCATGGAAAAGTGCCAAGCTGTACCGTGTCCACCTGATGGACAGTCGATGGCCTGTGTGTGGCACCCGCCTAGTGTGGGCCATCGTTGGATACAAGTGGGTGCGAATCTGCACCCCTATCCAGAACACAAAGTTCCGTATGCGTCGTGCAGACTGGGACAATCTTTCAACTCGTGACTTTGTAAGGGAGTGAGATAATGAAACCAAGTAAAGACTTTGAAGTGACGCTGGAAATCGTAAAGAAAAGACAGCACATTGCCTACTATGACGGTAGGCTGGCGGCAATCGAAGAGATGCGGGACGCCCTGCTTGATCATTACTTCAAGGATAATAAGATGGCCCGTGGTGCCGTGTATGAGTGTGCCGATTCAATGTATGGGTTCTATGAATCCTACTTGGCAGAAGAAGAAGAAGCTGTGAAAGAACTTCTGGGAGAAAAGGAGAAATCAAATGTTGTTGCATGAATTTTTTGGGCGTGACGATTACGCTGACCGTAGGGCTATGGTCTTCAAGGACAATGGTGGATACATCATCCTGCTGATGGCAGACAAGACCATCATGGAAGAGCACAAGATCAGTGGGCGTAGCGAACAGTACGCCGAAGACCTAGCAGAGAACTGGGTGCTAGGTGCCGACGACTTCCTGAAAGACTTCAAGCCCGGTGGTACAGGCTAATGTTTGCAGAAGCGATAGTATGCCTTGCACTTAACGTGTACCACGAAGCCCGTGACCAGCCCTTCATTGGGCAGGTTGCGGTGGCACAGGTGGTAATGAACCGTGTCCGTGATGACAGGTATCCTGACAACGTGTGTGACGTGGTGGAGCAAGGCCCGACATATTCTTGGACAGAAAACTTCCCTGTCCGTAACCGTTGTCAGTTTAGCTGGTACTGTGACGGCAAGTCTGATGTACCAAAAGACAAGGAAGCGTGGGAAAGGGCTAGACTTATTGCTCAAGGTGTGTATAATGGTAACCTTGATGACTTTGTGGAAGGATCAACACACTACCACGCAGTCTATGTTATGCCTGAATGGGCAGAAACAAAAACACCTGTAGTTCAGATACAGGATCATGTGTTCTATAGATGGGAATGAAAGGAGTAACCATGTTCAAATACATAGAACCATACTCAGATCACTCTGAGATTCACATTATGGATAGGGAATATATTGAGTACGTTTCATGCGTACCTGTGGAAGAACTGTCCATCGAAGAGATCAATGAATTCTTGGAGTTCGTTGGTGAACAGGAGTGTCAATCAGATGGACAAGTATAAGGTACTGATTGAACACACAAAAACCAGCCGTGTTTACTATACTGTGCTTGGTCACAATGAAGCAGACGCAGAATACAGAGCCATCCAAGAAGCTTGGGCAGCAAAGGACGGCGTGGAGTATATGGACGGACTGCAAGTAAAGGGCATTGTCCTAAACGAAGATCAATAGAAAGGAGTTATCATGCAGAATCTTTGGGAAAAGGAACGTAAGGGTTTGTTTCGGGAACTGTATCACCAGTATCTGGACGAAGGCTATGACCAGAAGGAAGCAAAGCGTCTGGCAAAGCAGGAAGCCGAAGAACTGATGTCGGAAACAGAACAGTTTGCATTTACTGTTCTGGAAAAGGAAGAACTGGATGACTACTAAGTTGGTTACTGAATTCTTTGGCGACGACAGAGAAGCAGTTATATCTATGTTCGATCAGAGAACTGATGATGGTCATCAGTATGAAGTTATCTTGGCCAAGCAGGGTAAGATCGTAGGCAAACATGCCGTGCCAGCTTACAGTGTGGCCAAGATGATAGCGCAAAAATGGGCAACAAAAGGAGTAATTACAAATGGAACTAAATGATTACCAGCAATTCGCAATGAAGACTGCGATCTTTCCTAAGAACGAAAGCTTTTCCTACACCGCCTTGGGCTTGGCAGGTGAAGCAGGGGAGATTGCAAACAAGGTCAAGAAGTTTATCCGTGATGGATACGACAAAGAAGAGTTGGTCATGAAGCAGGACGAAGTTGCCGACGAACTTGGTGACGTGCTCTGGTACGTCGCTGCCGTTGCCGAAGTGATGGGTACGAATCTGGAATCCGTTGCCAAGAACAACCTGTGGAAGCTTGCGGAACGTCAGCGCAACGGAACACTGCGTGGGAGTGGAGACAAAAGATGATCGATATGATCTACGAAAAACACAATGAAGACAAGGTGTTAGTAGATCAGGTTGCGTCCAAGAGTGAAGCATCGGAGTGGTTGCAAGATCGCTCCATGCTTGCTCATGCAATCGGATTTACAACCAAGCTATCTGATCGTCTTCTCTATGTGCTTGACGATAGTGAAGTGGTTGGTATATACTACTACCGAACTTAACGAAAGGAAGCAAACATGATGACAGATCAAAAATCAAAAGTGGTTAGCCGTGGTGAATGCACAGCATGTGGTTCGTCTGATGCTAATGTATTGTATGAAGACAACAGCAAGTATTGTTTCTCATGCCAAACCTACACGAAAGGAGACAAGATGGAAGCGCAACAGCAAGCACCTATTCAGGGCGTGTATAAACAACACTTCACTGACGGTGCCATCACTGCGATCCCTGATCGTGCCATCAAAGAAGATACATGTAAGTTCTATAATGTAAAAACTATATGGTCTTCTAATAATAATATTATAAAACATATCTATCCCTATCATGATAGTGAAACACATCATGTAGCAAACAAGATTCGTGAAGTTAAGAACAAGGGATTCTATGTTGAAGGCAGGTTGCCAGATGCCACACTGTTTGGTGCCAACAAGTTCAAGTCAGGTGGTAAGTTTATCACTGTGTGTGAAGGTGAGATTGATGCGATGTCTGCCTTCGAGATGCTTGGTTCCAAGTGGCCTGTGGTCTCCATCAAGAATGGAGCACAGTCTGCACTCAAGGACATCAAGGCCAACTACGAATACCTGAATGGCTTTGACAAGATCGTTCTGTGTTTCGACAACGATGAGCACGGCAAGAAAGCTGCCAGTCAGGTGGCGCAGGTGTTCGAGCCTAACAAGTGTCTGATCATGGACATGGAGATGAAGGACGCCAACGAGTATCTCAAGCAGAACAAGCGTGAGCAGTTTTCTCGCTCTTGGTGGAATGCAAAGCCCTTCACACCTGCCGGTATCATTCGCCTGTGTGACCACATCGACGAACTGTTTGAAGAAGACGAACAGGACACTGTTCTATATCCATACCAAGGTTTGAACGACAAGCTGTATGGGATGCGTACAGGAGAACTGGTCACCATCACTGCCGGTACAGGTGCAGGTAAGACCAGCATGATGTATGAATTGGAATATCATATTCTGAAGAACATCGATTCCAATATCGGCATCATTCACCTTGAAGAGAACAAGAAGCAGACGATGTTCCACCTGATGTCCATCCCTGCCAACCAACGCCTGTTCATCAAGGAAGTCAGGAAGGACATGAGCCGTCAGGATATGGAGCCGTTCATTCAGGACACGGTGCAGAATCCAAAACTTATTGCCTTCAATCACTTTGGTTCGATCACCACTGATGAGATACTTGCCAAGGTCAGGTACATGGTCAAGGCAATGGACTGTAAGTTTGTGGTCATCGATCACCTGTCCATCCTTGTGTCCGGCCTTGACGATGGTGACGAGCGTAGGAACATCGACATGCTTATGACAAAGCTACGGAGTCTGGTTGAAGAGACACAGTGTGGTCTGCTTCTGGTCTCTCACCTTCGCAGGATGTCAGGTGACAAGGGACAGGAACAGGGTGGTGCAATCAGTCTGTCACAGCTTCGTGGCTCACACAGCATTGCACAGCTTTCAGACGCTGTCATAGCCCTTGAACGCAACCAACAGGCAGATGACCCAGTCGAAGCTAATACAACCACTGTACGGGTCTTGAAGAACCGTTACGCTGGCGACACTGGCATCGCTTGTTACTTGCATTATAACAAGGACACTGGTAGGCTCTCTGAGATTGAGAACCCATTCGACTCTGACAATGGATCAACAGAAGACATAGGAGATTTTCTATAATGTTACAGCCAATACAAGGAGCCGTGAACATCAAGTTCTCACGGCAGCGATACGAGATGGCAGATACTCCTGCAAAGGCTGCTATCATCAGGTATCTGGTCAACAATGGACACACCATCCTTGATGCGACTGAAAACTTTTCGGTTGACATCAAGAGTGAAAAAGCAGATAATACCTACTTTAGTGAAGTTGAAGTGAAGTATGCTTGGAAAGGTGATTGGAACCCAAACTGGAAGGAGATTCGTATTCCATATCGCAAGCACAAGCTGATCAATAAAGTAAGAAGCTTGGACATTCCAAAACCATTCTTCAACTTCTACATTCTGCGTGGTGATTTGAAAGCTGCATGGCGTATCAAGGACTACGTAGTTGAGCAAGCAGAAGTAAAAGAAGCACGTGGTAGAAACATCGTAAAGGGTGAGCACTTCTTCCACATACCTTATGAGAAAGCGGAGTTGATTACACTATGAAACGAGTTGCGGTAGATATAGAAACAGATGACCTGAATGCCACGGTGATCCACTGTATCGCCGCACAGGACATCGACACCAATGAAGTATTTGTGTTTCATGGAGATGACATAAAAAACTTTCCACAGTGGTCAGAAAATTATGACATCTTTGTGATGCACAACGGTGTGTCTTTCGACGCACCAACACTGAACCGTCTGACAGGTAGTAAGATAAAAGTAAAGCAGGTCAGGGATACTCTTATCTTCTCTCAACTCCTTGATCCTGCGATGGATGGCGGTCACTCACTGGATGCTTGGGGAACTCGACTTGGGTTCCCCAAGACTGAATACAACGACTTCACACATTTCAATCAGGAGATGTTGGAGTATTGTATCAACGACGTGAAGCTTACAGCAAAGCTGTATGTCTACATGCTCCCAATGATTAAGAAGTTCTCTGCTAAAAGTATTGAACTTGAACATGCAGTCAGGGCAATCGTGGACAGACAGGAGAAGAACGGTTTCACACTGAATGTTCCGGAAGCATCTTGCCTTGTGGCAAAGCTTTCAGAAGAAGCAGCAGATATTGAGAAAGAGATGCAAGAAATCTTTCCACCGATTATCACTGAGCGATACTCAGAGAAGACAGGTAAAAGGTTGAAGGATCATGTGGAAGTATTCAATCCAGCTTCTCGCCAGCAGATTGCAAAGCGTCTGATGGCAAAGGGATGGAAGCCTACGAATCTTACTCCCACAGGACATCCAATTGTCGATGAAGGTACGTTAAAGAATGTTGACATACCGGAAGCACAAAGGATTGCACGGTATCTGCTTTTACAAAAACGTGTATCACAGGTCAAATCTTGGATTGATGTTGTGAAAGACGATGGCAAGGTTCATGGTCGTGTGATTACACTCAAGGCAATTTCAGGTAGGATGGCACACTACAGTCCTAACATGGCACAGGTTCCGGCAGTCTACTCGCCTTATGGCAAAGAGTGTCGTGCCGTGTGGACTACGACAGATAGTAGGTACAAGCTGTTAGGGTGTGACGCATCTTCTCTGGAGTTGAGATGTCTAGCCAACTATATGGGTGATAGAAAGTTTACGGAAGAAGTTGTGGGTGGTGACATTCACACAGCAAACCAAAAGGCAGCAGGTCTTCCTACTAGAGATGCAGCTAAGACTTTCATCTATGCACTGATCTATGGAGCAGGACCAGCCAAGATCGGTTCCATCGTTGGCGGCGGTGCAAAGGAAGGTAAGCTTATCATGGATAAGTTTATGACCAACATGCCAGCCCTAAAATCTTTGCGTGATAAGATTGACAGGGCAGCACAGACAGGTTATATTCGTGGTCTTGATGGTCGTCTCCTTAAAGTCCGTCAACAACATGCCGCAGCCAATCTCCTTCTCCAAGGTGCCGGTGCTGTCATCTGTAAAGAATGGCTGCGGCAGATTACACTACTAGCTGGACGACAGGGCTTTGACTATCGCCTTGTCGCCAGCATCCACGATGAGTATCAGTTTGAAGTTCGATCTGATCAGGCCGAAAGGTTTGGCGAGATGACACAGAAGGCAATGAAGCTTACTGAGCAAGAACTGAAAGTATCATGTCCTTTAGATAGTGAATATAAAATTGGAAACAATTGGGCTGAAACTCATTAAACATGTTGACACGATGATTTAGTTGTGTCATACTTCACAAACATTGAAACAGCGTCTGAGAACGCACAGAAGAAAGGAGCATTTGACATGCCAGTATTAAGCGGAAAGGCCCATTGGGCATCGATCTCTTCACCTAACACCACTTTCGAGCCGGTGTATACCATCGACTTGGCACTGGAAGGTGACCAGCTTGAGCAAGCAAAGAAGCTTGGCTTGAAGATCAAGAACAAGAACGATGACCGTGGTGAGTTCGTTACCATCAAGCGTAAACAAAAGCGTAAGGATGGTACGGATAATAAGGCACCTTCTTTGAAGGATGGTCAGAAGCGTGACATGACAGGCACCCTTGTCGGTAATGGTTCTGATGTGAACGTACTGTTCAAAACCTACGAGTGGGAGTATGCTGGTAACACCGGTATTGGCACTGATCTGCAAGCAGTTCAGGTTGTGAATCTCGTACCGTATGGTGACGACGATGACTTTGATGTTGTGCCGGGTGGCTACAATGCAGAAGACGCTTCCTTTGACGATGACATTCCATTCGGAACATCGGTAGCCTAACAACATCAAACCGGGAGCAGTGATCATAGTTAGATGGCTGTGGGTTGGCTTGTGTTAGGGTGGGTACGCCAACATATTTTAACAACGGAAAGGAAGTGCAATGAATGATTATGGAAAAGTGATAAGGGAGATTGAAGCGAAACAACAGCAAGCAAACAAACAGTCTGATGCTGTCAATCATCCACCACACTACAACCAGTCAGGTATCGAATGTATTGATGCCATCATGGCAGCTACCGGACTTGACGAAGGCTTTGAATACTACTTGCAAGGTAACATCATGAAGTATGTTTGGCGTTATCGTTACAAGAATGGTGTTGAAGACTTGAAGAAAGCACGTTGGTACATGGACAAACTTATCGAAATTGAAGAAGGGATTGAACGATGAAAAGCATAGACACTCTTGTTCAAGATATCTACACTACTCTTGAGCAAGCAAACAACATGGACTCTGTGAAGAACAGAGATTCCCTTCACAAGTTTTCCATGTCAATCAGCAGAGCCTTGTCTCGTTCTCTTTCAGAAGGGCCAAGGAAGAAGTCTACGTCTCTTCGCATATCACAGATTGGTAAACCACTGCGTCAGCTTTGGTATGATATGCAGGAAGGTGTTGAAGCAAAGCCTGTAGACGGACAGACCAAACTTAAATTTCTGTATGGAGATATCCTAGAAGCACTTCTCATTTTTCTTGCAGAAGTTGCTGGTCACGAAGTGACAGAAGAGCAGAAAGAAATCGAAGTAGATGGCGTCAAGGGACACAAGGATTGCCGTATCGACGGTGTTCTCACTGATGTTAAGTCGGCTTCTCCCTATGCCTTCAAGAAGTTTAAGGAAGGTACGCTTCACTCTGATGATCCGTTTGGATACATAGCACAAATCTCTGGCTATGCCGAAGCGGGTAAGGATCAGACGGCAGCGTTCTTTGCAGTCGATAAGTCTTCTGGTGAGTTGGCTCTTATGAATGTTGAGTCTGTTCATATGATAAATGCAGGTGAACGCATCAGCACAGTCAAGAAAGTTGTCGCTAGTCCAACACCACCACAGCGTTGCTATCAACCTGAACCGGACGGTAAGTCCGGTAACATGAAGCTTGCCATTGGCTGCGTGTTCTGCCCATACAAAGAAACATGCTGGGCAGATGCGAACAATGGTCAAGGCTTGCGTACATTCAAGTATGCAAACGGTGTTCGCCATCTTGTGCAGGTAAACAAAGTACCTGATGTGGAAGAAGTAACGAATGCCTAGAAAAAGAAAAAGAGATATTGATCACAAGTATCGGTCAAACTCTGAATACAACACTGCCCTTGTTCTAATCAAGAACAAGATCGACTTCCAGTATGAACCTGATCCTATCTCCTACGTCTGGACAGAAGACAAGCGGTACATTCCAGACTTTGTTCTCCCGAATGGTATCATACTGGAAGTCAAAGGCAGGTTCATGCTTGAAGACAGGAAGAAGCATCTGTTTATTCGTAGCCAATATGGCACAGACTATGATATCAGATTCGTGTTTGATAATCCCAATCGTAAACTTTACAAAGGTGGTAAGATGACTTACGCAGACTGGTGTGACAAGCACGGATTCCTATACTGCAAACAAGGGGAAGGGATTCCGAAAGAATGGTTCAATGAGAAAAGAAGACATCGTACTAATAGACGAAATAATAAATGAGAATTCATCTTCGGAGAAAACACTTTTCCTATGTGTTATCTTACAGGCACTCCTAGATGCAACAAAGCCTTCCTATGAAGGTGAGCCTGATTCTTCTATCATAGAAAGAGACAGGGCAGTTGCGTGGTTCTTTGCATCTGTAGGCGTCACAGCAGAAGACTTTACTGCAGTCTGTGATTTTGCTGGCGTCAATCCAGTATACATGAGAGAGTTCGCATTTAAGGTTCTTCGATCTGGCGAAGTTGAATATGTCAGGAAAAGAATTAATGCTGTTCTTGGCCACTAGCTATTGCTATTCAAACTGAATAGTGGTAGAATGGTTTCTTATTTTCACCCCAAAGAAAGGAAGCGAACACATGAATAATTATCTGCCTACAGACTACCAGAATTTCATTGCCGTGTCTCGCTACGCACGTTGGAAAGAAGACGAGCAGCGTAGGGAAACATGGGCTGAAACAGTATCAAGATACTTCGACTACATGTCGAATCATCTCAAAGAAAAGCACAGTTATGTTCTTACTGACGAGTTGCGTGGGCAACTGGAACAAGCTGTGCTCTCCCTTCAAATCATGCCCAGCATGAGAGCACTGATGACATCAGGACCGGCACTTGATCGTTGTCATGTTGGTGGATACAACTGTTCCTACCTTCCCGTAGACAGCCCACGTGCTTTCGATGAGTGCATGTATATCCTGATGTGTGGCACAGGCGTTGGCTTCTCCGTCGAGCGTAACAGCGTTGAAAAGCTGCCTGTTGTAAACGAAGAGTTTCACACAACAGATACAGTCATCAAGGTTGGAGACAGTCGTCCGGGCTGGGCAAAGTCTCTAAAAGAACTTATCTTCATGCTGTATTCTGGTCAGATTCCAAAGTTTGATGTCAGTGAAGTGAGACCCGCAGGAGCAAGGCTCAAGACCTTTGGCGGTCGTGCTTCTGGTCCCCAACCGCTATTAGAACTTTTCGAGTTCTGCATTGAGAAGTTCAAGGGTGCTGCGGGCCGCAGACTTTATCCGATAGAATGTCACGACATCATGTGTAAGATTGGTGAAGTGGTTGTTGTAGGCGGCGTCCGTCGCTCTGCCCTTATCAGTCTGTCCAACCTGAACGATGACCAGATGGCTCATGCTAAGTCAGGTCAATGGTGGGAACACGAAGGGCAACGTGCTCTGGCTAACAACAGTGTTGCTTACAAAGAGAAGCCGCAGATGGGTACGTTCATGCGTGAATGGCTGTCTCTGTACGAGAGCAAGTCAGGTGAGCGTGGTATCTTCAATAGGCAGTCAGCCAAGAAACAAGCAGCAAAGAATGGTCGCCGTGATGTTGACTATGATTTTGGATGTAATCCCTGCAGTGAAATCATTCTCCGTCCTTATCAGTTCTGTAATCTTTCCGAAGTTGTTGTTCGTGAGAACGATACCGAAGAGACGCTGGCTGAAAAGGTTCGACTTGCCACTATCCTTGGCACATTCCAAGCAACCCTTACCAGCTTCCGGTATCTTCGCAAGATATGGCAGAAGAACACAGAAGAAGAGCGTCTGCTTGGAGTGTCTCTTACAGGCATCATGGATAACAGGCTTTTGTCTGGCCGTGATTCCAAGTATGGTAAAAATATCGCAGGTATTCTTTCTGATCTGAAACAAACCGCTGTCGATACGAACTGTCTTTTGTCAGCAGAACTTGGCATCTCACAGTCAGCAGCTATTACCTGCGTCAAGCCTAGTGGTACAGTCAGTCAGCTTGTTGACAGTGCTTCTGGTATTCATGCTCGTCACAGCGATTACTACATTCGTACTGTACGTGGCGACAATAAAGACCCGCTTACACAGTTCATGATTGCACAGGGTATCCCAAGTGAACCAGATGTAATGAAGCCTGACAGCACAACAGTGTTTAGCTTCCTTATGAAGTCGCCGGAAGGAGCAGTCACTCGTAATGAGATGTCTGCCATCGAACAGCTAGACCTTTGGCTCATGTATCAAGAGCATTGGTGTGAGCACAAACCTTCGGTGACTATCTCTGTTAAAGAAAACGAATGGATGGAAGTTGGCTCATGGGTTTACGAAAACTTTGACAAGGTTTCTGGTATTAGTTTCCTGCCATTCAGTGAACACACATATCAGCAAGCACCTTACCAAGACTTGGATTACGATGACTATCTTGAATGGAAACTAATCTATGACAAGATTCCAAGCATTGATTGGAGCAAGCTTCCTGAGTTTGAGAAGGAAGACACTACATCAGGTGGCCGTGAACTAGCATGTACGGCTGGCGTGTGTGAAGTAGTGGACTTGAATGCAGCATAATCGTCCGACGTAATGGGCGATAGGACATGACTGACTATGCTGCGTAGGGTCGTCATGTCTGAGCAGAAGTAACTGCATAGAAACGGCAGCTATCCCTATGTTGGATGTCGGCATAGGGCGATATATCAAATCCCTTCTGCGGATGCGGTAGAGATAGGGCATCCCAAATTATACATATCCTAGTGATATGTAAAGAAAACGGAGATTTTTATACATATGAAACTTGAAATCGCAGACTACATAGAGTTGAAAGACGGCGGTGCCGTTGTTATTTTTGAGATGGACGAAGAGACACGCACGAGTTTGATATCGGAAGCCATAAAGCGTAGACTTATTGAAGGACTGGAAAGGATGGCAGATGTCCCAGAAGAAGATAACCAAACAGACATCGAAGGATATCTCAAAGACCTTGCCGATATGGAAGCAAGGGAAGGGTTGGATACAGTTCAAACCACCAAAGAATAGTCCAGCATACAAAGAATGGATAAAGAGAAAGGAGTAAGGTATGGCACACCATAGCATAGAGTTGAACGCTCTTGAAAAACATATTGCCTTGGTTGTTGCCAAGCGCATGGACGCAAGCCTTAAAAGGTTTGGAGAAAATAAATACAGAGTTGATAAGAAGGTTTCCCAAATCGAATCCAACTATGAAGCCATGATGTCAGAGATGGCAGTCTGTAAGTACCTTGGCGTGTATCCCGAATGTACCTTCAATGATAAGGTTATGTCTATCAATGCTGGAACAGATGTCGGAGATATTATCTACAACGGCACAGTTATCGATGTGAAACACACAAGGTATAAAACTGGTAGGCTTGCTGCTTACAAAGAAAACCCTGTGATCGATGTTCTGATCTTGGTCACTGGGTCAGATGGAAAGTATTCTATTATCGGTGGTATACACGCAAAGGACTTCTACATCAAGGAGCGTTTCAAAAAGCCGCCCAACTTTATCAAGTCCTGCTTTGTTGCAGAGCAGAACGAACTTGAAGACATTGATAAAATCCTTGACACGGCCAGTGAATAGTAGTAAAATACCAGTATCTTTCGGAAAGGAGTAACTTTAATGTTTGAAAAACGCCCTGTAATTTATGTTGGATTTGATAAAAGGGAGAAGATTGCCTATGATGTTCTACGCAGTTCAATTATGGAATACAACAAGAAGTTTGATGTTATCCCACTGGTTCAGACCGCACTTCGTAGAGCAGGTCTTTATCGTCGTTCTGCTAGGCTCGACAGTATTGATGGCCAAAGGGTAATGGTAGATACGTTTGATGGTCGTCCGTTTAGTACGGAGTTTACCTTCACTCGTTTTCTAATTCCTGCACTCAATCAGTACGAAGGTCTTGCCCTGTTCATGGACTCTGACATGTTTGTTAAAGCTGACATTGAAGAAGTCTTTGAAACATACGGCAGCAACAAAGACATCGCACTTCACTGTGTTAAACACAACTACAACCCATCAGCTACCATAAAGATGGACGGACAGATTCAGCAAAGCTACAACCGAAAGAACTGGTCAAGCTTTATGCTCTTCAACTGCGGTCACCCAGCTAATATTAATCTAAGTGTGGACGATGCTAACACAAAGTCTGGTTCTTGGCTACATGGAATGTCTTGGTTGAAAGACGAAGAGATTGGTAGTATTCCGGAAGAATGGAACTGGCTGGACGGTTGGTCAGACGAAAGGATCACACCAAAGAACGTACACTTTACTACAGGTGGTCCTTGGTTTGCCGAATGGGAACCTAAAAGAGATATCGATTCTGAATATGCAGGGGAATGGCAGGTCAAACACAAAGAAGTATTTTACAACGACGCACTAGGAGATATAATTTAATGTATACTTTTGTAACATCATTTAATGAAAGTGGATATCATGAATATGCTAAGAACATGCTACAGAGCGTGGTGGACAAATGGAATCCTGCAGAGTTTGAACTCGTGGCATACTACCATGATTTTGACATTGAAAGTGTGTCTCCCCCTATGGCTGACAACATTCATTATCGCAATCTTAACGACGTAGAAGAAATGGTACAGTATCGTGAACGTATGAAACTTCACGATGGAACAGAAGGCGGCAAGATGCCGTACAACTGGCGGCTTGATGCGATCAAGTGGTGCCATAAAGTTTACGCCATGACTGAACTTGCTTTCGAGATGATGGAAGCAGATCAAAAACTTCTTGAAGGCGGTGGTGTTCCCTTCCCCGACAACTGGCTTATCTGGCTGGATGCAGACACGGTAACAACCAAACGTCTAGAACTAAATAAATTTAAACAGTGGTTGCCCGAACAGGCAGACCTTGTTCATCTTGGTAGAAAGGATGCAGACTACAGTGAAACAAGTTTCATGGGCTTTAATCTGGCTTGCCATAATACTTGCAGCTTGCTTGCCGATCTTCGTGGTTGTTACACTATTGGAGAAGTTGTAACGTATCGTGAGTGGCATGACGGATTTATTTTTGAGCGTCTGCTTAATATTTATAAAGCGCACGGTCTGGTTACAAACAATCTATCAGAACATGCCAGTGGACTTGCAGCGTTCTCTCAGTCGGCCTTGTCTGAGTTCTTTACACATTACAAAGGCAATCTAAAGAAGAACGCAAACTCTAATACTGTTGCGCCTGATGTAAATGCTGCACGATATACACAGCTTGTTAAGATGGTAGCTTTTTATAAGCCAAAGACAATCGTTGAAACCGGCACATGGAATGGTGGCCGTGCTATTCAAATGGCAACAGCAGCTTTCCAAACACATGACAAGGTTCACTACCTTGGCTTTGATTTGTTTGAAGAAGCAACGCCAGAAATCGATAAGTATGAAATGAACTCAAAGGCTCACAATACTGTAGAAGCTGTAAGGCAACGCCTGACAGAGTTTGCTGACAAGATGAAAGAGCAGGGAAAGACATTCACATTTAAGCTTCATAAGGGCGACACAAAAGAAACCCTGAAAGCATGTAAGGCTGTGAAGAAGGCAGACTTTGCATATATTGATGGTGGTCATTCGTATGAGACGGTCAAGTCAGACTACGAAAATCTGAAGCACATTCCCATCCTTGTGTTTGATGATTTCTTTTCCGAAGACCAGAACAAACAACTTCCACACGAAGACAATCTTGGTGTGAACAAACTTGTAAAGGAGATTGAAGCGTATGCAAAAGTGGTTCTTCCTTCGTCTGATCCTGTCCTTGGAGGTGGCATTACTCATCTTGTTTTTGTAGCAAACAAAGAAGGTACTACAAAACTTCCGGATGAGTTTACACGTGTACCCATTGTAGTTACACCAAAAGACTCTCGCCCAAAGCAGGAGATCATCGACAACGTAAAACAAAACAAAAATCTTATCAAGGATTTTGATTGGATCAAGACAAGTAAGGTCAATACAGAAACAGCCATCATTGTTTCCGGTGGTCATAGCATTGACTTTGATCTGCTGAAAAAGCGTATCTCAAAAACAGACAACAAAGTCTTCTGCGTCAAGCATAGCTATCCAAAACTTCTTGAGAAAGGTATCCAGCCCTTTTCTTGCGTTATTCTTGATCCACGTCCCATTGAAGGAACAAGCACACACGGCGTAGTCCGTAAAGATTTGTTCAAGACTGTGGACGAAGAAACAATCTTCCTTGTCGCATCTATGACAGACCCATCCGTTACAAAGTATCTTCTTTCAAAGGGTGCTAACATTAAAGGATGGCAAGCCTATTCAGATGCTCTTCGTGACATGAATATCAAAGACAAGATTGTTGTTGATAAGGAAACAGGAATCGAAGAAGGGTCTACACTAATCACGGGTGGCACATGCGCTGCAATGCGTACTATCGCCATTGCACATACACTTGGATTCAGGAACTTTGAACTCTTTGGCTTTGACTGTTCTATTGAAGGTGAGATGACCGAAGAAAAGAAAAAGCAAAAGACAGATACAGAGCCTGATAAGAATAAATATATGCAGGTTGAACTTGGTGGTGAGAAGTTCTGGACAACAGGAGAACTTTTGGCAATGGCTCAAGACTGTGAAAAACTTTTTGACAATATGGAAATGGACATGGGTGTTACGTTCCACGGCCAAGATACTCTTGCCGCAGCAGTGTGGAAGCTTTCCAAGCGTGGACAAGAAAAACACTATTCTGAGTTGTTGAATGAAGCAGCTTAACGAAAGAAAAGAAAAGTTCTGTCAGAATTATATTCTGCATAACAACGCTTCTCGTGCGGCAAAGGACGCTGGATACAGTGAAGCATCGGCCCACAATCAGGGCTATCGCTTGCTACAAGACACAGCTATTCAGGAACGCATTGAAGAACTTAGAAATGGTATCACAACAGATATCGATGTGATCGATGAACTTGAGAAGCAGTATGAAGTTGCTCGTAATGCTGGCAACGGAACTACTGCTCTCAAGGCACTGGAGTTACTGTCACGTGTTCGTGGCAATAACTCTGATGCAGAAGAGATGACACCTGAATCTATGGAAAAAGAAATAGTGTTTGCGATGGAAACACTAGGATTTGAAAAGGTCTTTGGGCTTATGGCCCAAGCCTTTCCTGATCAGTTTGAAAGTGACGAAGAAGAATACGAAGAAGAAGACTTACTTCTTTCCGAAGAACTTGGTGGCACTACGGACACCGAAGCTGGCAGCGACGATGACGCCTAGCGTATACTGATACCAGTCAGGCATCATAGCAAGGGCAGCAAAGCCATCATCAACAATCTCCCTACCCCAATCACCACAGAAGGCCAGTATTAATGGAATGGAAAACAAACCAGTTAACCATTCATCCTTCCAACTATGTTGACTACCCGAAGCCATAATCTTTTCCCAGTCTGCTTCACTCGTTGCACGACTGAGCATAATCTGTGCTTCGGCTTCTGCTTTAGCAACCTTTGCTTTAGTTTCTGCAGCCTTGGTTTCAACCTTACCGTTTAACCAAGTGCTTGCAAGATTAGCGACTGGCCCTATCAATGCTGTCAACATAATCCTTACCCCTTACCTTTTCATTTAATTCATGTATACGTTTTTTAAGACAAGTAACTCTTTCTTCTAGTTTAAACTCGTCTTCCTTAACGACACCCCTTGCAACAATTACACTAATCATGCTGGTGGTATTTCATTCTTAATTAATAGACCCTGCCATGATGCAGATATAGGATTGTTAGTACTTCCTACACTAAGACCACGAGCTTCAATATCAGTTTTTTCTGGTATCCTAAAAGGATAATTAAACTTATCAATAAAGGTATTAGACTGTAATACAATTCTAAGTTGTTCACGAAATACATTTGTTCCAAACTCACGTAATATAAACCTAACTTGACAATATGAATTTGCTAATGAAATAGCCGTAGTAAAGTTAATATCATCTAAGTAAAGAGTATATCCTGCAGGTACTGTATATATAGCCATTTCTGTTTGTCCTGCCCCTAAAAGAATAGAAGCATAGACAGTACCAGTAGGTACACCTGCAGTTGCTCCTGAATTGGCAAGATAAATAGTTCCTGCTGCTGCCCCACCTGAACCAGCAAGGGTAACATACATACGGTACACACGTAACCAAGATGTTTGAGTAATCTTTTGCGTCTGTCCTGTAAGAGTAATGTCTTCTTCTACTTCATTATAATTAGCATCGAGACCTATAATCTTTACGGAGTTTGCGCCTGTTCCACCATCTGTGTCTGCTGTGCTGCTAGAACTTACATATAATTGAGCAGCACTAGCAGGATAAGAATAGATACCGCCTTGTGACCAAATAGTTTCTTCTGTTCCATTTACATCACCATTATATCCAAACTTATATATTGATTCGTGAAAAGTTATCTGTTCCCTAGAAACCTGCAGTTCCCACGGTTCGTGCTTACCAGTACGTGTCATTGAACTTGGCGTACCCATTAAAACTCTCCTGTTTTCATAGCATTAGATAAAATAGTTGCTCGTCTTCCCACCTGTCTAGCCCATCTGGAATCCATCATCTCAAGTGATGCAATTTCAAACTGTTGTTCATGTATAGCATTCCACATTTTCTTAAATTTACAAAGTCTTGGAACACCCATATTAAAAGCCATGTCCATCAACACAAGTTGTCGCACAGCGTCAAGGTCTTCGACACATGGATGGACACGACAAAGTTCGTTCTCTACAATCTTGATATCATTCATAGCAAGATACCGAGCATCTGCTTCTGAGATACCATGTTCGTACACAGCATCCATATTAGGGATGTCCATATACTCTAACTCTTCTTTACTGATGCCACGGTCTTTTAGATTTCTACCTATTCCCACCGTGTCAATTCCTAGCGAATCTTTATATACGGTAAGAACCATACCTTCATGGTCAATAAGTTTATCTAGAAAATGAGACGCATTATATTTCATTTTATTTACACAAATCTTCATATTTTGTAGTATACAGTCTATGCTTTGACAAATCACCAACGTGATTATAAACAAAAAACCGTTTAATAGCTTGAATTAATTTCATTTTATTTACCTTCGTGGTTCATCCACACAGCAAAGGCACCTGTCATGGCACCCATAACAACAGACACAAAAGCTGACTGGCTGGCTTCCGGAGATTCTAAAGACATAAACCATTCGGCACAACGCCAACTCATAAGCGTCATGACCAACATCATAAATCGTGGCAGAAGACGCCACTCTAAAACTTTAGCTGCTGTCATGCTACAGTGCTTACAGGTTTAAAGATATCAAGACCACTCAGCCTACGACGATCCTTTTCTTGCTTCTTAATACGTCTGAGAAGTTCTTCATAGTTCTGTCCTACAGGACTCGGTGTGCTTGCATATAGTGTTGCAAGATACGGTTGAACATTAGCAAGTTCAGCAAGGCTCATTGTTCCTGTTCCAGCACCAGTTGCATAATAGCTGGGTGGTACAGACACTGCTGGTTCTACTGTAGCAGCAGGAGCAGCTACAGGAGCAGGAGTGGTTATTCTAGGACGGTCATCATCACTGCTTACATCTGGTGCGGCAAAGGGATTGCGACCAAAGCCGGTATAAACCATAGGTGTTCCAAACAAAGATGCAA